TATCACGGGCTTTGTCTTGTAATAGAAATACTTCTAGCAGTATCAATAGTATTTTTAATATATGGTTTTATTTTTATTTGACTATATAAATTAGGGGGTTATAATGGATGTTATAATATTTGATGACGGAGAAGAAGCGGACTTGCGTTTTCCTTTCAGTCAAAAACATTTAAATCGTATTTTTAATGGTTATCCTTACACAAGGTGGACTAGAGAAGTATACGAGAAAATACAGAAACTTAAAGCAACGCATATAGATCATTGAGGTATAACATGGCTAAAAAACCGACTATGAAAACAGTCGAGCGTTCCAAACAAGACAAAGCCCGTGATAAAAAAATGGGTTATAAGGAAGGTTCTAAAGCTGATGTAAAAGCTGATAAAGCTCAATTGAAAAAGAAAAAGAAGAAGTAATATTAGTGGCGCAGTGTATTGGCAGGCACGCGGTAAAACGAAGAGTAGGTTCTAATCCTTCCGCCACTATCAACTAAAGGTAAGAATATGGCTGGTGGTAGACCCTTAAAATTTACAAGTCCAGATGTTTTGTGGGAGATGGCTTTAACGTATATGCACAATCAACAAGCTAAAGGTAAGCCATTGACTATATCAGGCATGGCCTTTGCTCTTGATATATGCACACAAACTCTCATTAATTACACAGAAAAAGACGAGTTTTTTGCGCCTATAAAAAGACTTAAGCAACTAATTGAAATATCATACGAAGAAAAGCTTCATGAATCAGGGTGTACAGGCTCTATATTTGCATTAAAGAATCTTGGCTGGAAAGATACACAAGATGTTACACAAACTAATGTAAATCCGCAAATAATACTCACAAAGAATTACAACGCACCTGTATGAAATATCTTATCGCAGCATTGATGTTATTACCTTTAACAGCTTATGCTGGACACCCAACTCATAACATGATTGTATCAAACTACGCCAGGGAAATAGACAAAGATCCTCAAATGAATGTTATAGTCCCTGATTGGGTTGCTATGATGAAAGCTGAGAAGATAGTATCAGGCAAGGGATTACCTACATATGATAAATTAAGAATGGTTAATGATAGGGTAAATAGTAAGCAATCGTTTGCTCTTTCCCCGTGGATGACCCCGCAACAGTTTTATATAGCTAAAGAGGCTGATTGCAAGGCGTATGCTACGACTAAATACTATGAGCTACGCGCTATGGGTTGGAAGGCTAAAGAATTAAACCTATGGTCCGGTGATTACGATGGCAAGCCTCACTTAATTTTAACTGCAAGGTTAGGTGATAAGGTTTATGTATTAGATATAATGAATCAAAACCTACCAGAGGCCAAGGATTACTTTTACAGGCATTTTGTACCTAGTTATAGGTTTAATGAGTTAGGGGTTGATGTAAATTGATGTTACAAACGGGGTGTTATTTTGTAACGATAGTATAGAAACTCACTAATAATATGCTAAAAATCACGGGAAAACACTTTTTTAAACCAACTAAAGTGTAACATGGTAAATTTTAATCTCCACCCAAAACAAACATTTGTATTAGAGACTGAGGCTACTGAGATATTATATGGTGGCGCTGCTGGTGGTGGCAAGAGTCATTTACTTAGGATTATAGCTATTCTATGCATGGTATATATCCCTAATATCCAAATATATTTGTTTAGAAGGTTAAGCGCAGACTTGGAAAAGAATCACTTAGAAGGAGAAAACGGCTTTAGAAATCTTTTAGCCCCTTTTGTTAATCACGGTATTGTCACAATTGTTGAGGGGGAAATACGTCATAATAAAAATGGCGCCAAAATCTTTTTAAATCATTGCCAGCATGAAAAAGATAGGTTTAAATATCAAGGACCCGAAATACACTTATTGCTTATAGACGAATTAACGCATTTTACAGATGTTATTTATCGTTTTCTTCGCAATCGTGTGCGTATGCCTCCTTTGATACCTGATATAGCAAAACAAATATTTAGTCCTGATTTTACTTTACCTAAAATTATTTGCGGTTCCAACCCAGGAAACGTGGGTCATTCTTTTGTTAAACAGACTTTTATAGATAATACAGCTCCATTTGAAATAAGGAGAATGCCTCGTGAAGAGGGCGGAATGTTACGACAATACATACCTGCATTACTGGAAGATAACCCCTCATTATTAGAAAGAGATCCTGATTATGAAATGAGGCTTGAAGGGTTAGGTTCGCCTGATTTAGTCAAAGCTATGCGTTATGGGTTATGGGATATTACAGCAGGCGCGGCACTAGAGAAGCTGCGGCGTGATAAGCACATGATACGTGACTTTGAAGTTCCAAGGGAATGGACAAAGTTCATGGTTATTGACTGGGGTAGCTCAAAGCCGTTTGCTGTGGGTTGGTTTTGTGTGGTTGAAGACGATATGATACTGAAGGCCAAAGATGATTGGAAAGAAAGATTGATACCAAAAGGCGCGTTGATAATGTATCGTGAATATTATGGCTGGAATGGTAAAGCTAATGAAGGCTGTAGATTAGAAAGTGTTGTGGTTGCTAAACAGATTCTTGATATGGAAGAAGACCATGGCGAGGAAATGGATTACAGAGTTGGGGATTCGGCAATGTGGGCTGAACACGATGGTCCAAGTGTACAACAGAAAATGTATGATGGGACTGGTGGGCGCTTCTTAATGGAGCAATCCCGCAAAGGCCGCATAGGTAACTTTGAAGAAGTAAGAGCGCGGATAGCCGGTGATGATGATGGCCCAATGTTTTATGCTACAGTGGGATGTAAACATTTTTGGCGTACTGTGCCGGATTTACAATTGGATGAAAGGCATCCAGAGAAAGGACCGGATACGGAGCAAGAAGATCATATCTACGATTTATTACAATATAGTTGCGCTTCACGGCCTTATATCACAACAAAACGTGACAGATTAGAAGCGGCAATTAAAGAAGCTAAACGACAAGTAAGAAAAAACAGTTGACACTATTAGTAGCAAAAGGTAAATTAGATTTGCCTAGTAGTAGCTTGAACACCTTTGCTAGGCACTAACTTTCTGGTGGTTCAGAAAGGGAAATATGATTTACGTTTGGCATACTGACCATTACATAAATGAAGAAGTAAGCACAGCACTTCATGCTGGCATTCCCCAGAATATCCTTAAACACACGGCATTTGCCGAGAATTACTTTAAAAACACGAATAAATATCCTGCTGTTGGCTATGGGATACTTCGTGGCACGGGTGATATTTTTAAACATAACGAACAACACGGCGTTGATTATTACATGGTTGACCGTGGGTATATTAACCCAGGTCATTTTGATGGCTATTATCGTATCAGTAAGAACGGGCTACAAGCTAAGTATGTAGATAAGGATTTGCCAGGCGATAGACTGGCAAAGCTTAAGTATGAGCGTGCTAATTGGTTTAATCCTAAAGGAAAGATTATAGTTTGCCCCCCAAGTGAGTACATAGAGCAATATTACAACATGGTTCCCGGAGCGTGGGAAAAGAAAGTAATGCAGTTGCTAGAGAATGTAAGCCGCCCTTCAAAGGTTAGACATAAATCAGATACAACAAAACTAGAACATGACCTACAAGACGCTTATTGCGTTATTACCTGTAATAGCAATGTTGCGGTAGATGCCGCAATAAAAGGCATTCCAGTATTTGCAGACCACAAGAGCGTAGTGCATGGATGGGGTATTAATTCTTGGGGGGATTTACATAAATTAGAAGCCCCTACGGATGATAAGATTGACAAACTACTACGCTTTTTAAGTTATAATCAATTTACATTAGAAGAAATAAGGAACGGTACAGCATGGAGGTTGTTACATGAATAATATCTATATAGGTTGGGATGCAAGGGAAGACGTAGCATATCAAGTATGCAAGCATAGTATACAGCGTCATTCTAAAAGATTTAATATCAAGGTTATTCCGTTAAAGCATAAGGAATTACGCAAACAAGGTGTGTTTTATCGTCCTTGGTTAACTCAGGCGCATGATGGAAATAGAATAGACATGTTTG